TTCTTTAATTCTTCTCCTGCTGCTATTTGGTAAAGCTGTATATCTTCTATTGCTATACCTGCTAACTCTAATATTTTTATAACTAGTTCTGTTTCTTCTGAAGGGTGTAGTTCAAAATCAGTGGAGGTACCTGCGTTATACAAAGCTTCTCCAAACACAATATTATATCCCCAAATAGGTATTGCTGGTTTTTTAATATAATTACACGTAATTCCCGTGTTTAATTGGGTTACTGTGTTTTTACCGTACACTTGTATTCTACCCGGTGTCTGTATATACACAGGCCTAGTATCTGTAGGTGCAGCCAAAGGGGACTGGGCAGCTTGCAAGAACTCTTTACGATCAAGTCTTTCACATTCTATTGTTCCATCTTTTATTACCGTACCTAGCCTATATAGGTCTGTAGGTAAAACAAGTCCCGCTCCAAAAATCGATAGCGTAGGGCTAACCGTTTCAAAAGGACTTATTTTTTCGTTTAGTATGTTGAGCATGTCAGAGTATTCTGTACTGTTACCAGATACTCTACCAAATTGGTTAATGTCATAAAAGTACTGCTCAAATAAGTCTAACTGCGCTTGATTAGCGAACAAGTTAAATTGTTGAGGCGTTAAATACCCTCTTTGTTCCTTATTGAGTAGACTAAGTGTTGTTTGATAAACAGTGTTTATATTTACGCTCATATGTTTTGTTATTTTATAATGATAAGCCGCCTGTTACAGCGGCTATCACTATAAGGTGGCTAATTTAATCTTTTTTCAATAGCCTTATATACTTCCATACCTTCATCTGTTTTAAAGAAGGAAGCTAATGCACTATAAGGGTGCTCGTCAAATGGTACAGTCATAAGTTTTCTGTTGCCATCTCCATAAAAGAAAGTTCTTTGGTCATTAGATAGTTTAACGACACCTGCTTCAGCAGCTTTGATTCCAAAGTTACGTAGCATCACGTTATCGTCACTGGCTAATTCTAAGAACAATAAAGGTTTTCTTTTAGCGAATACAAGTATATCTCTTTTAAGCTCGCTAGAAGTGCTGTTACTTACGTCACTACCGTACTCTACTCTTAGTACTGCTTCTGCTTCTTCTAAAGACATCGCTTTTGCTGCGTTCATAGCCTCTAGTTCTGCTTCAATCCACGATACTTCGTCTGTAGCTTCTTGCACAGGATTGTATTCTTCGTAAGTACGATCCTTCATTGGGTGATACAAAGATAAAAGTTTTTGAAGAACTTGTTGTTCTTTGGGGACGCGCAAAGCACCGTCTCTTATAACAATTCTACCTAAAGTAGCTACACCTTTTTGCTCATCTACAAATACAGAAGGCTGGTTGGTTGCGTACTTAATTTCTCTTTGATATCCTTTCTCTTCATCAAACCACAATAATGGTTTTCTTGCTGAATGTTTTGATGGAATAGTATATACTAATGGCTTTTTGTTACCTTTTAAAGTATATAATCTATCCTTAATTTCCCAAGTAGGTTTCTTAGGTTCTACTTGTTTTGTTTGAACTGGAGCTGGTTTTGCTGCAGTTGCTTTTGGTTGAGGCGCTGCCTCTGCTTTTTTAGTTGCTTGTTGTTTTGCCATGATATAATATAATTAAATAATTTTAAAAAAGTAATAGTTACCCCCGTCGATAAAACGAGGGTAAAAATTACAGTAATTTACTACTTGAGTATTATGAAGTTGCTTTCAACAATACGAAGTTATTAGCTGCTTGTACACACAATGCTCTTTCAGAAAGGAAATGTACATTCATTTCATCAGCATCAGAAGTGTAGTTACCTCCAACAGATCCAGTTACCCAAGATTTCAAACGTCTGTCATCAGCTTCAGAAGCTCGGTAACGTACGTGCAAGAAAGGTCTTGAGATGTTTTGACCAAGTGATTGATCGTAAACAGTCGATGTACCTGCTGGTACAAGAACTCCTTCGATATCAGCAATAGATCCTCTAGTTGTTGAATCGTTCAAGTATTTCCAGTCAGTCTTGTAGAAATCGTAAGATCCTCTACGGAAACCTGAGAAACCAAGATTCAAAGCCATATCTTCGCTGTTCTCGAATACACCAAAGGATGTTCCTCCAGTTCCATAAGAGTTTTGCGCAGCTAGCATGTTATCCATACCCAAAGAAGTAGCACGGTTTAAGAAAAGCATGTTTTCTTCAATTGCTCCTTGCTTGTCCAATTCTTGAAGGATAGCATCGAAATCATCCAATCCATTAGCTCCTCCAAAGTCTTGATCGTTGTATACCAAACCTCTTGTGCTCAATGCAGAGAATAGGCCTTCGGTTCCAGAGTTAGCTCCAGAAGGACCTGTTGCTCCTGCTGCTGCTCCACCGTCTGCTTTTTCAGCCTCTACCATTGTCATTTCTAATTGATCCTCGAAACGGATACGAGCTTCGTGCTCTGATTTCAAATACCAAAGGTATCCAGATGTACCAGCTTCAGAAGTAACTTCAACCCATCCAATTTGAGCAACGTCAGAACCATTTACGCTGTACTTGTCACGCAGGATGATTGGTTTGTTGCTGAAAGTTGTGAAGGAAGCATCGATTGAGTTTCCAGCGTTGCTAGATCCTTTTGCGTACTCAGAACCGTAAACGAAAAGCTTAACGGCTGTTGCTCCATCAGCTCCAAGAGCATCAATGGTAGCAGCTCCATAAGCTAAAACAGTAGCAGTAGTTGCAGTTGGCTTAGCGGAAACGTAAGCTTTTACAGTGTTGTAGTCTTTAGACAATACTACAGTTGCTCCAACTCCTACAAGTTTAGCGTCATCCGCGCTAGCAAAAGTAATAGTGTCTCCATCCGTTTTAACGATGTCGTCAAAAGAAATGTGCAATCTTCCTTGCTCAGACCAAACAACTTGATCAGAAGCCATAGGCATTTCCGCTCCGACCATACGCAAGAATCCAGCAATTGTACGGTTACCGTAACGCTCTACTTCTTTTTCGTATACTTCAGGAAGAAATTGTTGTGTAAAGTCCATATCTCCTACAGACAAATAGTTGTCTCCAAACAAACCTTTAACAGGTCGTGGAGTTAAGTGTGATAAATTAGCCAACGTAGTTGGGCTTGTTTCAAATGCCATAATTTGTGTTTTTAATGATTATTTATTTTCTAATTTTAAGTTTAGAAATTCCCGCGCTTTCACTGGGTACCGCTCGTATTGACCAACCATTAGACATATTGACTTTTTCATGAACCCCTCTCGGATCCATATCAATATTCTTAGATTTAGAAATACTTCCCTTAATTGCATCGGCTTTGCCTTGCTCATAAAAGTGTTGCGCTACTGCGTCTGCGTTCATAGCTGTAAACAGCGATTTATGATAACCCTTAGCATCTGACATCTCATTCTTTTCATTCAAGAACTTCTTGACAAAGTTGTTGATGTCACTTTGGGTATTCTTAACCTCGACCGGATTTTTCACGTTAAACCTATATTTTTTATCTCCTACATTGAAATCAAATCCTTTGAAATCTTCTGAAAATACTTTATCGGTTTTACTTAGAAACGTATTGGTCTCTCGTTCAGCTATAGTGGTAGCTTCTTTACTCTCTTTTTTATAACGATTGAAAAAGTCAACCGCTTCTTTTTGCTCTGGTGTTAATTTAGATCCAGATTTTACTTCTTGATAGTACTTAGACTTCAAGTTAGTTAAATGGTTTTTAGCTTGGTTTAGCTCTTGTTTCCATTTAAGTTTTTTTCTTTTAATATCTCTTTCTTCGTCTAAGTCTTCGTCATAGTCAAACTTGTCCTCTAATAAGAAATCTATTTCGTCTTTATCTAAATGAGAATGAGTATCTTCGTAATATTCTCTCATCAACTGCTTCTCGTCTAGCGAGTCGTAGTCCACATTCAGTTTGTTGTAATCTGCTAAAGAACCCCCTGTTTCTTCCATGAAGGCAGCTAACTTTTCTAGAGCTTCAGGTAATTCTCTACCGGTTGGTTGAGGCGTTTCTGTAGGTTGCTCTTTTTCAACTACTTCTTCGTTAACTACTTCTGGTTCTGTAACCTCTTCAATTACTTCTTCTAAAGTAGCAATTGCTTCTTCTGGAGTCGCGTGCTCTTCTGCAGGCTGCTCGGTAGCTTCTGGTTGTTCAACCTCTGCTTCTGGCTGAGCTTCTTGTGCTTTATTCAGCTCTCCTAGATTAATCTTAATAGTACCGTCTTCTGCTTGAGCTACGCCACTACTAGTTTCGTTTTGTTCAACTTGCTCTTCAGCAATGTTTTCTTGTTGGTTTTCTTCCATGATAAAATATTATAAAATTACTACTATTAATATTACCTAGGCTCGAAGGAACCTAAGTCAAATCCTCCGCCTACAATATCGTTTCCTGAGGACTCAAAGCTTTTTGGGCCTGAGTTGTTTTGTCTTTGCTCTATTAATTCACTTTGCTGCGATGCTTGCAGCTTAGTTCTATCGTCTTTTCTATCCTCTTTTTGAGAGTCTTTAGATTTAGAACCTTCAACCTCAATATTCTTAATTTGCATGTTATATTGAAATTCTACTTCCATAAGATCTTTCTTAGCTTGCACTTCTGCTTGCAGCTTCTGCATATCAAACTGGTTTTCCATTTGCATTAACTGAGCTTTTTGCTGGGTAAGCGCTTGGTTCTTTTGAACTTCTGCTTGAGCAGATACTTGCTGCGCTTGAGCATTCGCGCTCGCTTGAGCTTGTATGTTCTGCTGTTGCATAACTTGATCTCTTTCTTGCTTCTTTTTTCTTCTAATTTTTAATACTTGATTAGCTAGCTTTAAGTTTTTAACTTCTCTAATATCAATAGCGTCTTCAAGATCAATAAGACCTGCTGACAATGCAGTCTGTATATTATTTTCTAGCATAGATCTTTCGGTGTCGTCTGGTGATAACTCTATAAATATACCGAAGTCGTGCAAGTGTAGTTCTTCCATCTCAGACAAAGTAGCTACGTTGTGACCACCTATCTTTTGGATAAAAGCATCTTTAGAAGGAGAGAACTCTAATACGTCTGATATTCTTAAAGATAAGCACTCTGCTAATCTTCTAGTAAGGAATAATCCTCCATCTAATATATGTCTAGTTGCTGTATTGGAATTTGCTGCTGCAAGTTTCTGTACTCCAACCAAAGCCCGCGAGTCCGGCGTAGAACCGTCTCTAGCTTCATTAAGACCTGTCACGTCCCTTATCATCTGTAAGTAATAGTTGTAAGTCTGTATAAGCGAGGCTAATTTCCCACCGCCAGCTCCAGTAGATATTTCTTGAATAGGTATTTTGCCAGGATTCATATCACCGTCTTGAGTAAACGATCTACCTAGTACAGAACCTGTTTGGAAGAACATATTAAGAGCTTCTTGTGGATTGTAGCTTGTGCCGTTACCTAAATCTATTTCAGCTAAACCATCCGCGTCTAAATAAACCCCGTCTGGAACCATTCTAGATAATACTTGCTGTAGCTTTAAATGTGTAAGCTGTACCATATCGGCGAAACCAGTGATCCGGCTTACTAATGATTCTATCTTACCTTGATACATTCTAGGCGCTACAATATTGTAGTTTAGTAACACTTTAGAATTGTCGCTTTTAGGGCGCATCATGTTCTTAGCCATCTCCCATTTAAGGATTTTATTCGTTCCTACAACCATAACTCCTTCGTAGAGCACCTCTAGAGACCTCGAGAGCTTGCCGAATTCTTTTTCTAGCGATTCAACAGGCGGATCAAATTGGTCGTCTCTAACGATTACTTTAGAAGCTCCTGTAGCAGTTTCTTTAACTTTGTAAACTTCGTTCATGTACGTCTTATAATTAAAGTACAATAATTGAACTGTATTTGAATCGCTTTGGTCGTAGTTGGAAATGGTTCTATTAGAAAAACCGTTGTTCTGGAAAGATTGTCTAGATATAGTTTCTAGTTCTTCGTCTGTTATTTCAGGGAATTGTTTTTTAATCTCGTTGATAGGTACCAACTTAACTTCTCCTACGTAGTATATATCCTCAAAGTAAGGTGATTCCGTGTATGAGTATATTAGGTTAGCTGGATCAACGTAGTCTACTACAATTCCTTCTGATTTTGAGAATCTACTTACTGTAGCTCCAATACCTAAAGTTACTAAGTCGTAGTTTACTCTTCTTTTTAATAAGTCGTAATTATTGCTTTCGAGTATTGTAGTTATAGCTTGCTCTTCTGCAATTTCTACTCCTTGCTTGTACGATAGTTGCATGTGTACCTCCAACTCCTCTTTAGAGTCAGGCAATTGCTCTGGTGGGTTTTCAAATAAATTTACTCCAAAGTTTTCTGCAGCGAATTCATTTAGTTCTTGAGTCTGTATATCTCTTATAATAGATTCCATGTACTCGGTTCTCTTGCTGACTCCGTAAGGGTCTTGAGAATAAACTTTAATATCAAAAGTTCTATCAGATATACCGTTAACAACAATATCTACAAACTTAGGTATAATCGGAACAGGCTTCCAGTCTATGTTTAAGTAAGATAAATCACCATTAATAGATAATTCGTCTTTGTACTTCTGAACACCTTGTTCTCCTCTAGCATAAAGCCTTAGATTGTGAAACGTATTTTGATTACTTCTAAATCTAGTATTTCCTGAATTAGTGTTAAACCATTCGTCTTGAATAGCTTTACCAACTCTTAAGCCATATTCGTCAGAGATCTTCTCTTGATCGCTAGCTACTTGACTTGGGAAAAAACTTTTTGTAATTGAATCAGCCATGCTTTATTTTATTATTTCTGAAATTCCTCCATTATTGTTATACTTAGTAAAGCTAATATTAAGCTTTTGCTTTTGTCTTTCTGCGCTTGGTCTATATAGGTTTTTGTTGCAGGCCATTATTGCAAGACCAGAACTTATAGAGGCATCAAACTTTGTTCTTTTTGTTATGTCAAACTTACTCCAGTCGTTTAGCGTTTCATTAAAATACATATCGCCATAACCTTCGTCTCCTTTGTATCCCACGTATTGTTGTATGTAGGTTTCTATAGCGGCTGCGTGAGCCTGCTTTATATCTTCGCTCGAGTTAGGTATACCACCTATTTCTTTTTCGGTAACAGATAGCTTATTCCAAAGCTTATCCGGTCTTGTCATTGAGTAGCCTCTATATCCTCTTCTTTTGAAATGATATAGTAACCTAGGCTTATTGTTCTCACAAAGTATAGGCATACCGTAAAATACGCAAGCCATTAATACATCTTCAAAAAACATTTCAGCGGTCTGAGGTCTTGCTACATATTCTAAGAAAAACGAATTAGGAGGAGCGTCTTCCATACTAAACTTTGTCAGTCCGTGTAATGCTCCTTTGGATCCTTTACCATCTGTGGTTCCTGATATATCATAACTATCACAACCAAACGCACCCATATGTTCATTGCCTGGGTATCTTACTCCGTTCTTTTTAATCTGCCTGTTTTGTATAGTTGAACCAGGTACCCAAGATACTTTAAACCTACCGCTAGGGTTAGGCATAAATATAACTTTTGTGTCTTTAACACCGTTTTCCCATTGAAAACTACCTGTTGTAACTATATTAGTATTACGTAAATCTTCGTTATAATCAATTTGTTCGTATATTTTTACTAAATTAAATATACTATCTTTAGTTTGGTCTCTAAACGCATGCTTCTCTGTTCGAGGAAATTGTCTATAGAATTCGTTTAAACCATCTTGATCACTCTTTAGTCCATCAACTTCATTTTCCCAGTGTTCTATAACACCCATGTCTATTAACTCTCCATCAACTCCTTTGACAGGTTCTTTTGGCGTATCGAATACAGGTAACCCATAAGTGTCAATGTATCCCTCGTAGTTCCATTCCATAGGTATGAACAAAGAATATAGTCCTGAGCCAGTTTGTCCGTTGCGGTTTCTTTTCTTAACATCCGAATTATCGTATAGTTTTTTAAAGTTAGCTCCACCTTTTTCTAAAGCGTTTGATGTTGATCCCATCATACACTTACCGATCACTTTGCTACCTAGCCTTAAACAGGTCTTTGTAACTCGCCAGTTATTTAAAATATTATCTGGCTTTTCCCATTTTCCACTTTCATCGTGTACTAGTAGTTTTAATTTTTCTCCATCATAACTGTTGTCCCCTGTGTTCTTCCAGTCAATTGTAGTATCTAACCCTACAAGTTCTTCAAGCTGTTCATTTGAGTCCAACTTCTTTCTAGTTAACTTACTTGCCGGTATTCTATACGCTAACTCAGTTTTCGGTCTATCCATACCATCTTGAATGGGTTTAAAAAAGAAAGGGTAGTTTATAGAAATCGGTACAACTTTATCTGTAAACATTTTTTTAGCATCTGCTCCTGACTTTGATAGTATACCAAAACGAGCATCACTAGACATTGTTGCTTGGTGAGTTGTTTCTGCAGACGACATAAAAGAAAACCCAGAACGTCTATTTTTTAAATAGCACATACCATAACTTCTTTTATCTGCTTTACAAGCTTCCCAAAATATAAAGAACAATCTGTTCGACTCTCTAAAGTCAGGATGACCTACGTCAATTTTAGTCCACTGAAGGTACATATAATGCGTACCTGTTACATATGTAGGTTTACCATTGTTGTAAAACCAAAACCCTTCTTCTCTATAGTTAAACTCTTGGTCGATATAATCGTACCATTTTTCTTTAAAGTCTGACGGGTATTTTTCCCAATCAAATACGCTTTTTATTTTGCTTAATTCTTTTGGATATTCCGCAGCCTCCCAGAACTGCTCATCTTTTTTATCTGAGCGTTTATGTATGTTCTTTGTTGCTTTAGGTAAAGCGATTTTAAGATTCTGGATATCATAAATTTCTCCAATCTCTCCAGTTTTACTAATAACCACGATATCATGCTCAGCATTGTAACCATATTCCCATTTTTTGTAACGATTCATTCTCTTAAGCACTTTAGGCTTAATGTAGTCGTTCTCTATTTTATATAATGTTTGCTTGTACATGATTACTTAGACCTTCCTTCTGCAAAACCCTTAAACGTTTTTTCTTCTTTCTTTACGTTTTTAGGTTTTTCGTTAAGTCTTTCCTCTTCCTCTTCTATCCTAGATAGTATTTCGAAAGCATCGAATATAGCTAGCTTCTTTGTTGCTGCAGCGTTCTTTAACTTATCCGCTGACAAATCGTCTTCGGAATCTACAATAGCTTCTTTTGCTACCTTTATTAATTCTTCAACTGCCTTCTGCCCAGCTTGGATTATATTCTTCTTCGTTTCCTTTGTATTCATATTTAATTGTAATTGAATTGGTGGGTACTCTGTATAAACGTTCGCCCTCTATAATAAATTCGTATTCGCTTGAAGGTTTAAAACCTACTAAGTCATTTCTTTTTAAAAAAACAAGCTTAGGATCTTTATGCTTCATTACTCCTACTAAAGGTTTTTCTTTAGCGTTAGATAGAAATGAATCGTCTTTTATCGGCTTAACAAAATTAAAGCCAGATAGAGGTGTCCATTCCTTTTCTCTTTTATAAGCAAAAATCTGATCCGGCTGCACGAAGTATAAATCTTCTTCGTAGTAGCTAGAGCTATTCTTTTCTTTTCCGCGTATATCTCTAAATCTTCTAAAGACATTGTGGTGCACTATTACTTCGTCGCCTACTGACAAGCCCA